AGTTAGTGGTGCTTTTTCAAGAGCAACATCAATACTAATTTCATATTGAGTTACCGTATCTTGTGCAGAACCATTATTAGCACTATCATTAGCGCGACTTTCGTAACTGTGAACAGCATACATATTATTATCAATAGGATTAATCATAGAAGTGTAAGTATCAACCGAAGTTTCTACACCATTTCTATTTTGTTTAGGAATCCAAGGTAAAACACCAAATGTTCCCATTTCAGCCATAATCCAAAATCCTTTATTAAAAGTAGCATCAAGAGCAACAGCTAAAGCTCCTAATTCAACAGAGTGTACGTAAGTAACACCATTAAATTGAAAAGATAAGTTAGTTGAGTTTTGTGCGCCTTGTGCAGCATCAAATAAGAATTTATTATATGCAACGGTATCGCAAAAAGCTACTAAATTAGAATCTGAATACTTATTAACGTGCATTACAGACTTAGATATTTGAATCGCTCTGTTTCCGTTAGTTGCTTCGGTAATCTCAAAAGTATTAACGCCAAGTGCGGTTTCAAAAGCACCTTCGGAAGTTGCAATATTCACACCACTTCTTTGTGCGAAAATATATGCGGTTGCGATAGTTTCCAATCCTTCTGCAAAGTTAGAAGTAATTTGTTGTAATTCAGATGCAAGTTGCTCATCTAAACTGTAAAGTGAATTATCAGCCTGCTTCAAAGATATATTAAATCCGTCATCATAAGTCGACCAAGATGGTGTTAATACCGCAGTATCTCCTTTTGTTCCAGTATGGTTGAAAATTCTACCACCAGATCCTAACGCTCTACTTGAACGTATTTTGTAGTTCGTATCAATTGCTCTATCCTCACGTAATCTTAGTTCCTCATAATTAGGAAACATAATATTACTTGACATAAGGAAGGCAAGATATGTTACAGGGTTTCTGTAACGTAATTCTTGTGCTTGAAATGCGCCTAATAGCCTTGCTTGTGCAGTACTAAAATTAGCTAATGTTCTATTTGCCATTATTATTATTTTAAAATTAAACTCTATTTATTTTTAATATTTTGCTGACACGCAATAGACCACGCTTTTAGCACAAAGCACAAATGTCTAAATATATTGTAACAAAGATAATAAAAAAAATCTATATAATAATCAAACTATATAGATTTTTTTAATACTTGTTTTATTTATTACATTTTAACAACACCATCTTTTATTGCTTTTTGTAATGCGATTGAGTATGCTTGACCCGAAAGTCCTTGCTCTTTCATTTGCGCATCCCAAGATTCAAAAGTGCCTTCTTTAGCGTTTCCCTTTTGGTCGCCATCACCTCTACCGCCCTCAACAGGCTTAATATAAGGCTTAACAAAAGTTTTAAGAAATTCTTCGGGAGTTAAGTTATTCATAGATGTTTCATTCTTTAGAATCTTACCGCCATCAATAATTTCAAGACCATCTTCACCAACATTAAAATCATATTTAGCTTTCATAATTGCTAAAATATCATCTTTACCTATCGTGGTATTATCAGGAATATTTTTCATCAACGTTTCATTAATCTGACGTGTTTGGCTTTTTTTCTTATAATCAGATTCTAAATTATTGTATTTTTCTTCCCAACCTATATTAATACCTTGAAGTTTCTCAAAATTTGTCTTTAATTCAGAATACTTTTTTTCGGGTTCAATAGAGTTTTCTTTATCTCGCTTTTCTCCATAAGCTTTAAGTAAGTTTTCCATTGTTTTACCCTGAAAATCTAATTCATTGTCTTTACGTGCCAATTTAATAGCCTCCTCAACTGAATTAAACTTTGTTTCTTTTTTAATATTGTTTATTCTTGATTCGTAATCTTCTTTTGTGAAAAATACTCTACTATCTAAATCAATATTATGATTTTCTTCACTTGTAAACATTTCATTAAGCTTTCCCGCTTCTAATCCCAGCGATTTTTCCACCGCTTCTAAATTTTCGATTGCCATTATTGTAGTTTTTCTTTTAATTTATCAATTCCCCATAAGTGATGTGCTTTTTTACCGAATTTCTCTTGGTATTCAGCTTTTAAAACATCTAATTCTTCCGCGCTATCTACTGTTTCTTCTTTTTTAGTAGCAGATTTTGTCGGTTTATTAGATTTGTTAGCGTTTTCAAGAATTTCAGACATAACTTCCGTTAATTGTCCTTTTTTCTTTTGAGCATCTTGTTTTGCTTTGTACTTTAGCTCTTGCGCTTTATAAAAAGCATTTGTTTTTTCTTCATCTTTTTCGTGCCAAAGACCGTTAGTTTCCCAACTGTAATTTTTTTCTTCGACATAACCTCTTGGCAAAATTATGTCGGTTCTATCCAACTTTTTACCATTTTTAACATAACGGCTACCTTCTTTGAGAAGCTTGTACACGCTACACGATACCATAACTGTTTCTTCCATTTTACTTATTTATTGATTAACTATTGGTTGTTTTTCAACCACTTTTTCTATTACTTTTTTATTAGATTCAAACCATTTATCAAATTCGACTATTAGAATCTCTTTTGTTTTTGCATAATCGGGTTTTTTTAGTGTACTCCACCACTTGCTGAATAAAATCTTTCTTTGGGCTTCTTCACTACCAAAAATATCTGAAACATCCTTTAGTGTTTGGTGTAAATACGGCTCAATTTCAGACTTCATAAGATTTTTAGACAACTCAACAGGGTTTGTACGGTATGCAGCTTGTAAGTATTGTCTAAATAACTCATCCATTATTACGTCATTCTCTTGCTTTCCTTTAGCTTCTTCATATCTTGCTAAAATAGTATCACTTGGCTCAATCACATAGTCCCTTCCATAGTTAATAACTATCTTGTTTTCGTTCTTATTTTTCTGTAAATCTATGAAGTTTAATATCCATTCTGACATTTTCCATTCTATAAATTCACCATAATCAGCATATTTATTCAGTCTATTTTCGATAGGTTGCTTATTGAATAATACTTCTGTGGTTGTTTTACGACCTCCAAAGGTTTCTATTGAATTAAGTGGCGTTCCCCAAAAAGTAATCGTTGCTATACGTTCTAAATTAGCTAATTCTTCCGTATATTGATTCCAAGTTTCGTTATCTGGTTTAATATGCCCAGCAATATTTGGTGCAATAGTCGGTTGGTCGGCAGTCGGTACTGGTAAAGTTACCATGTCGGTAACATCTCCCTTTGTTAAATATCCTCTACCATCACAAGAATCACAACTATTTCCATCTTCATCTTTTCCGCGCCCTTTACATTCTTCACATTCTGTAACATATCTCCAGTGGATAGGGAAACCTTGCGTAAACTTATAAATAGTTTTTATTGATTGGTCGCGAGAATATTCTTTTGTTAGACCTAATATTTTAGATATTGGCGAAAGCCTATAATCCATTCCAGTTTTAATGATGTTAGAATTTAACAAAGCAGGAACTTCACCGAACGGATGTGAGAAACTCATTTCATCTGAATAAATTATTTCTTGCCCAATCTCAACGAATGTCATATCCATTAAATCGTCTACCACCCTCCAAAGTTTAACATCTTGACCTAAAAATTTAGCCTGTGTGGGTTCAAAAATAACCCAATCTAATAACTGACCTCTTTTTTCATAGGCACGAATGTCATTAATAGATTTATAGGTTGGGTAAACTTCTTTCTTTGGTGAGGACGTATATTCTAAAAACATTATTCCATTTGGATCTACGTGTGATAAATTAATACCTACATTTTGAATCCAATGTGAAAGTGTATTACTATCTTTTATATTTGAAATTGTGAATAGAAACTCTTTTTTTATTTCCTCATCATCAATATCATAAACTTTATTTCCACCAGTAGCATACCAAATATTTTCTAAAGGCTGGAATAATCTCTCAAAAAAGTCTTGAATATCTCTTGAATACTTTTTACGTGCCGATGCTTTTGCTGATCCCTCGATAAACTCTATTTGGTCAATAAGTTTTTCTTTAAAATCATCTCCTTCCACCAAAGCATAAAGCATAGATGATTCTTTTCTTAATTTTTGAATTAATGGATTTTGAGCTTGATTGCTTTTAATTAATTCTAAAGCTTTTTCTTTTGATAGTATCATTATATGATTTTAATTTACAAAGTTACTAATAATATTGCATATACGAAAATTTATTTTAATTACCAAATTATTTTCTGTGCAATTAATGTATTTACCTCTGTTAACATACGCATCATCATCATATCTGCAAAATCAGGACTTCTCAATAATCTTTTCTTTAAATCGCTCTTTCTTTCTAATCTAATTTTTCCATCATCCGTATTGGGTTGGCGACAAATCTGTTCAAGTTCCTGTACTATTTGCTTCTTAAATTTTAAATCAGCAACAAATATATCCCCTTTTTTGGTCATTTCTGCCAACTTAAAGTAACATTGTGTTTTAAGGTTGATATAGTTTTCCTTCCCAAAGACTTTTCCATTATTGTTAAATGCTTTTGCACCTTTTAAATGTCCGTTTTTAACACTACTTTTAACAAATGTTCGTAGTCCATCAGCATCATAAATGACATTACTTATTGGTATTCCATACTCTAATCTTAAATTATGTATTTTTTGAGCAACAAGTACCTCGCTTATTTTATCAATTTTTATTACTTTCTCCAATACAAAGCCATCCCAAATACCAATAGCAAAGATGTCACTTCCTTCATAAGCAATATCGGCAGTAAGATATTTTTCACCAGTTTTTGGCACATATTCATTAGTAAATAAACCAATAATCTTTTCGTAGTCAAATATTGACAACTCGTTATCATCATATTCCCAATTCCCGTACACTAATCTTTGTAAGGCGGAAGTGTCTTTTGCCATACGCCTAATCATATCGTCTATTACATCTTGACCTAATGCTATATTATCACCTACTAAAGCTTGTATAAATGCTCTGTGTGGAGGTAATTCTTTTGCTTTATATGGTAAGTAGTATTCTTCGTATAGATAGTTTTTGGCTGGGTTACAAGTTTGTAGTAGTTTAGGTTTCAATCCAGTTTCCTTATTTCTCCAACGACCTAAACTATTTGCCAAAGAAGTAACACAACGCTCGTCCTCAAACTCACCAGCTTCTTCAATCCATCCTCTCGTCATTTCCATTGAACCAAATCTTGCGTAAGTAGGGTCAGAAGGAATCCATTTAGCATCTAAAAAGAAAACCTTACTACCATTATGTAAATTCCAAACATTATTCTTTCCGTCATAGTGATACATAGTTTCAGAAATTCCCCAATCAGCAAAAACCTTACCAACCGTACCTGATGTAAACTTAACTAAATCCGCCAATGTTTTACGTGCAATAAAATAACGTGTATTAGGATATAAGAAAGCATCGCCAAAAATAAGAGAAACCCCAAGCCAACTTTTACCACCCGCTTTTCCGCCACCGTATAATATCTCGCTTATGTCATCATTTATCCACGCCTTAGCACATTCTAATTGCTTTCTATTTCCCCTTACGTTAAACTTAATTTCCAAATCTAAATCTTTTGTTGTGGTATAATTCTAAAGAATCTTAAAAATCTTTTTATACAAGTATCATCTTTACGAAGTGCTATGAATGTTTGTTTAGCAAAATCATCAGCATTTTTCAAAGCATCTAATCTAACTTTA